GTTTTTTCAGATGAGATAAAAGGATAGTTGAGATTCAAAACATAAGAATCAGTTATAGTAACTGTTTGAGTTTTATAGTTTCTTTTAAGTACATCAGGTATCATTTCATGATCTTCTCCAATATTTATTCGAATTCCAGATTCATTTAAAGTATCAAAGGTTGAGGTCGTATCAGCTACTTCTTTATCACCAGTATCCATTTGTCCATCAGCTGCAATTATAGATCTATCAAGATACAAATCAGGATTTTGCATTAAAGTAAAATGAAAATCAGGACCTGCTCTAACAAAAACTAGAATTTCAACTGAGGGAGTAACGGAACCAATTGGAACAAGAGAATTTTCAACATAGACACGAAGTCTTCCTAATTCAGCTATAGTTTCAGGGGTTGGTTGGTTATCAGATATTAAACGTAAAACATTTGTGTCGATAAAAGGGACAGAAAATGTAATTTGCCGTTGTTCACGGACATCGCAGTACTTTGAATAAGCACATCTAGCTTCCTCTTCAGTTGGACTTGTTTCGAAAGGAACAAATCCAATTAATAAGGAGCCAGTGTGAAATTGGGTACCAACGATATCAAAACGGAACTCAAGAGTTCCAGAATAGGCAGTATACATTTTCGCAAAATAGCCAAGCATTGTATGATCATATTTAACAGCACCTGGGTCAATAACAGTTGAGTAAATAGCTTCACCAGCAGTTTGTTGCGCAGTAGTCCAGTTAAAAGAGTCAACATAACTCCATATTTGTGTCAATTCACTCACTGAAACTGGATTAGTTCCAGGAAAGTGTAAAGGCACACTAGGAGTTAAGACTGTACTATCAAGGCGCATAGATAACTTTGGTTCACTTCTTACAGCAACTGCCATATCACCAACAACATTAGGTCGAAATTCAACGGGTTGTGAATGATCAGCGGGTTTGTCTAAGCTAGGTATTGCGGGAATGTTTCCAAACATATTTTCAATTGGAGAACGACGTTGGCCATTCAACATTCCGAAAATTGGTGATAACAAATTGTTAATGGCTGACATACCTTCATTAACTATTCCTCCGACTATATTTGTAGCTCCATCAATTACAGTACCAATAACAGGTTCTAAAACAGAACCTAATACAGTACCAATAATTGCTTCCATCTGACCATCAGCATAAACAGGACGAAATTGTCTCTGTTTAGCTCTGGTTTTCGATGTAAAAGCTGGAACTTCAGATATAGCAGGTTGAATAGCAACAAAAGTAGCATCAGACATCCTTACTTGTAGAACACAATTGACGAATTGTTGGGCTTCATCTGGACATGCCAGGGGAGACAGAACGTGGATGTCAATAACAACATTAGTACTAAATAATTCATCACTTTTTTTGTAAATAGGGACGAAATTATTAGTATTAATGAAAGGTATTGTCAAATCCACTTCATTACTCTCACACAAATCAATAATAACATGATCACGTTGTAAACATTGATGTAAAGATCGATATGATTTTGTGGTGCTTTCAAAAGTTGAAAGATCACCATTTTGTATTTGGTCGGCTTGAAATAAATAGCTTACGACTAGTTTTCCTTGATTAAATTTATTCGAGTTAAATTTTACTTTAACTTCATATTCAGGACGGGCTAGTTTATATTGCTTGAAAGGTAAAATGCCAGGGGCATTTGAATTTCCAAACAATACATCAGGTAAGCTATAAGATTTCCATGGCCTTCCGGTGCGCGGGGTTGCGGCTACGAGTTTTTCTTGAGAAATAATAAACCATCGTTGAGTTACATCTTCATACTTTGAAACAATTGCGCTAGTTGAGGCCTTCATTAATAATAAAGGATTACTAGGAATTATAATATTTGTTTCAATTGGAGCATCAGTTGTAACTATGGTTTCTTTTTCAACAGAATCAATCGCGGCGGCAACGCCTACGACACCGGTCTCCATTTGACCGTCAGCATAAACAATTGGATAACCTATCATAAATTGGTTAGAAAAGAATTTTCTAATACAATTTAATCTAGATTCATGTTTTGAGTGACCATAAGCAGCACATTCAAATTCTTTACCTTCTTGAACATATACAATAACATACTCATATTGGAAATCGAGATTTCCTTTATGAGCATATGTATGCATAAATTTATCAATTCGGTATCGAAGTTGTTGTCCTTTATCTTGAAAGAGAGTGTTAAAATCTCTCAAAATATGTTCATCACTTTTAACGGTTGTTGGTTGTTTATCTTTTCGGGTCATAATGGTTGGTTCAATCTGTATTTGAGGTTCTTCACATCCTAAAGTTATAAATTTAAAAAATTTATGACAAGCTTCGGATTTAGCTACAGATTTAGAATAAGATTTCGATATGAAACATTTTTCGCCACGTTGAAATTCCACTTTAATCACACATTTAAAAAATGGTGGAGAAAGTGAAATCTGGGAATCTATCACAGTAGGAACTTTTATAATATTAAATAAATGTTGAATAAAAGTTGATTGTACGATATGATTAAATTCACGGAGCATAAGTGTTTCGTTATCTAAGATATTTTGGTAGGCTGTCAATTGGAGTTGCAGGGTCGTCATTGGTTGAGTCAATCGGGTTAAAGGTTCCATAAAATAAGTTGGTCCCAAAAAATAAAGGTCAAAATTTAATTTGATCAATTATTCCAAGGGAGTATTAGATTATGTAAAAC